CCTAAAACGTCTTGCACAATGGCAAGCAATGTTAGGATCAGCAAACGGCGGGCCATGCCCGTCAGATTCACTGAATCCCCACTTTCGGTATACGATACCGAGGAGTGGGACCCCTTGGGGTTCCTCGTGGATGAGGAGCCTCTAGAGGACGTCCTGGACACAGAGTTCGTGTGTATCCAAGGCGAATTGACATCCCGCACTCTGTCGAAGTACGGGATTCAAGACTCCCCTCGAAGACAATGTCATGTCGACGGAAGGGAGGTGGGGGATGACCGGGTAGATTACTCGAGGGATCCCTCTAGACTGGCAACTGGGCTTGTGGTCCAGGAAACAGTCCTAGGTATGAAGACGTCCGACGCTGACACCTTCATATCTAACCGCTACTGGAACTTCTGTGAAGTTACCAGTAGCGTACCGAGCAGCATCGAAGAGTCATTCGATTTCGCTCGTAAGACGAACACTTTCCAAAACCTTGGATATGTGGACGTCCCACCCCTCCGTATCATATTGGATGTTATGAAGGGGGATAGGTCGCATTCCTCGACAGCGCCGGGGAAAGCAGCCATGCTCGGTGCGCGGATAAGAACGCCGCGCACCGAGTTCTTACAAGGTTTACACCTTGCAAGTTTCCTACAGGACGGACATCTCCGTACCTCTAGGAGTACCGAACCCAAATACTTGCCAAGTATTATGGGTGGGAGTGCTGTCCGGGCCCTCTTTGAGAACCCGGACAACATACTACTCTCCGTACACGCATACCGCGGCGGGGAGTATCAAAGAGTCTACGGGACAGCTACCCGCGAACTCTACGAATGCGTGCGTTACCTCAATAACGACATCGCAACGATGCCTGTCTTCAGTCTAAGACTGAGGGACAAGCAAGAATACCTCCACGGCACATATGCCGAGAAGGTATTTATCCCAAGCCGGGCCAAAATGGCCCAGGTTATGGGATCACTACCGCCGCCCCTCTTCGAGGCGACAGGTGGAGCAAACCGATTCGCAGCATTTGAAAATCGGTTGATACGGACGAAGCACCTTGTAACGAGGACTACGGCCATACGCGAGCACGAGTTTGCCACCCGTGTTCGTGAACAGATCCTCTCGGCGGTCAGCCTAAAGGATACTGATGCTGCGCTCCGGCTCGATCGAGCCAGGGCGAGAGCAGAATTCGGAAACGCGTTACACGCGAATTCCGCTTTCAAGAACCTCCTCGACCGCAATGCGACGATCAAGGATGTCCAGGCGTTAACCAACTCAGAGTTCCTGGTGGTTAATACCGGAGTCACCCGATTCACAAAATATGATTCGGATTGGCTATTCAACGGTGGGAGAGTTGACGACTTCTCCATCGATGATCTCACGTCATCGGAAGATATGTTTCTCCGAAGTGACGTAAGCGAGGAAGAGACTTTCAAAGTAGGGGGTCTCTTCCTTAAGCCAATTGGGAAAGGGCATGTACCCCCCCAAATGACTAGCACCAAGGTTGGTCTTTACCAGATCAACAACTTGATGACCGAGTGGGCGGAGGACTTAACCTCACGTCTACTCGCCCATCGCACGCAGGAGCATCCCACTCTCACGCGCGATGTCGTCCACTCTGAATTCTGGAAAGATCCGGAGTGGGTTAACGACGACCGCGGCTTAATTGCCAAGGCCATCGTCATGACCCAGGGACTCCACTACAGGAGTTCCAGGGTCGCTCTGATCTCTGATGACAATCGTCTAGGAAATCAGATGTCTCAAACCTGCAACTGTACAGTTTTGAGAATACCTCCCGAAGAGTACATATTGTACTGTATCGAGAGGCAACTCGATTGGAGGGATAACAATCCCGACCCTCGAGATATCGAATTCGGTATAAACAACCGAGGACGAAAAGACCCGGTTAGAGGAGTACTCCTCGACACGGGTTCCCTTTCTGCCGCCGCTGCACGGTTACAGGAAGGTGATGGCCGCTTAGCAGGAAGAATCGTTAAGCGGACACTTATCTCGACAGGGGTCAATGACACCGGTCAGAGATACACTCAGTACACTCTGTCGAAGACGGATGATGTACTGAGGATGCGATGCAAGGCTCACGCCCCAATCGCATTGCCCAAGAAGTTTCTCACAGGAGGAACTGGTCGGGTCCCGGCGGTCTCCCCTTGGGGAGGTCCCGCCAGTACCTCAAGGTCCAGCAATGCTGGATCTTGGAGGTCTTAATTCCTGGACACGCAAATTAGCATGCACAGGTCTAACACCATAGCCCCTAAGGTGGGGAGCTATTAG